ACTGCAACGATCACAATGTAGATCAGGTACTCAATCTTCTCCATCCGCTTTGAGCCATCAGCAAAGCTCTTCTGGATGCCAGCGTAACGCTCAACGCAAACCTGCTCATGCGTAGCAAGTTTGGCCTCTGTCTCGCTGATCATTTTCTCGGTCATGGTGCGTCAGGCCAAGTGATTGTCCAAGGGAACCCGCTCTGTGTTGGGATGTCCCTTAATGCTTGGCGGTAGACTTCCCACGCACCGGGGATGTTAGCGTTCAACTCCAAGTTCTTGATGACGATCCAATCGGTTTCCTTTAGCTTGTCATCCCGGCTGGTGCGTACAGACTTGGCCTGATCTGCGTCCTTGCTGGCCTTGTAAGCAATCTCATGCTCAAGGGCTGTAGTTGTTACGCCCTCGACAGTGGTATCTGTAAAGACAGGCCCGAGGATGTACTTGGTGTACCACTTGCCGCTGATCTGCTCAACGCCATCACGTTGGCTGTACTGGTAGACCGTCCCGCCTGATGCCTGTGGGCCTTCAAAGACGACATCAGCACCCAAGGCTTCTAGCACCTCGGTTGTTGTTATGTCCCATGTTGGGCCACCATTGGCTTTTTGGTATGCACGAAACTCTGATTCGTACATGACCGCGCCTGTTTGTGTTCTGATTTGCATTTGTTGCTCCTTGTGGTCAGGCCACGCTCAAAAAGATGTAGGTTCCAGCACTTGCATTGATGTCTGCGGCTGTTGATACGATTTGAAATCCAGTTGAAATTGCATAAACGCTGTTTGCGTTAACTTCAGCGGCAGTACTGTTCAACAACAATGATGGGTCTGTACCGCTTATCATGCCACGGGCAGAGTCCCATACATACCAATCACCAGTTGAGTCAGTGCGCTTGATGAGAACAAACCTACTACCACTAGCACCAAAGCCGCAGTCGATGGTCTGTGTTGCGCCTGTGCCTGTGTATGAGCCTACTTTAGAAACACCAGCGCAGGTTGCAAAGAGGTAAGCAACGTAGGTTTGGCCAGATTCAAATCCACCGGGGCTACCCCAAGTAACATATCGCGGCTCAACGGTACTTGAATTTATAGCCAAGCCAGTGCCAAAGTTATTAACCCACGGGTCAACAAGTCCGAAAGCGCCAGTTAAATTTAATGCACCTCCAGCACCGGGCACGGAAAAATAAGCGTTTGCTCCGCTTCCTTTAACTGCAACAGGCCAATTCATATCTTGACCAGACCCAGCGGATCGTCTTTTTATAAGTACCAACTCTGGCACAACGCCTAGATTATGTGAAAAAGTTTGACTTGCAACCCCCGTCCCCGTATAGCAAACCTCATCAAAGAAGCTGGGGGCTCGGCGGAACAAGTAGTTGATAAACGTATTTGCTGATGCATTTGTAATTGTTGACGTTGTGCCAACCTTAACACCATCCATTACATCCCAAGGATTGGCTTGCAGTATGGTTACTCCAGCAATTGCTTCGGCTGCTGTAGAAGAAGTCACAAGATATCCAGTGCCAAGTTCCCCCGTACTTCTTGACGAAAATAAAGATGCTACTGCTGAACCACGATTCTTAACTATTACAGCATCAGCAATCTGACCGCCAGTAACAGTCGCATTTGCACCTGTACCAGACCTAGCAGATAAACCAAATACACTCGTCCCCAGCGTAGGCACTTTCATCGGGCCACGGCGAATGGCTATGTAGATGTAGGTTGCTGACACTTGTAGTTGGTTTGTACTTGAAAATCCTGTGCTTGTTAGTTTTAAATAGGAATCGGCGGCGCCTTCCGCATAACTGTAATTTGCATACAATGCATTAGTATTACTACCATTATCGCTTGTCCATCCTCGCATCCTATCGCCCATTTCCCACGGCACAGCTACTGTTGATGATTTTGATATCATCCACTGTGGTTCATATCCTAAATTAACATTACAACTTCCACTTCCATCAGTCGTAAAACTCCCACACGAAATCACATTGTCCGTACCCGTCAAGCCAAAGCCGCCTGCGTCATGGGCGAATACATATGCGATATATGTGCCGCCAGAAGCGTTAACGCTTGCGTCAGTGCCAAGGCTGAAGACTGCGGATGTGGGTGTTGTTGAGTTCCACCATGTTGCGCCAGTGGCTGCTGCGGCTGTGGTGTTAAGAACAAGGTATTGGGTATTGGCAAGGCTGCGGTGGTAAACCGCCCAATCTGCTGTGGTGTCTGTGCGCTTGACAATAATGCTGCCGGGGACTGAGCCAAGACTGTGGGCAACAGTGGTGTTTGAACCTGTCCCCGTATACGTCACAACATCAAAGAACTTTGGCTGCTTGCGGAATGTCCATGAGACGTAATTAGTACCGCTTCCATTTAATCGACCCTGAGCATTTCCTAAATCATAACCAGTAGTCAAAAAAGTTGTGGCGGCAAGTGCAGCGTCTGAACCCGGACTTTGCGATTGTAAGAGATTAGTACCACCACGGGCAGTATCAACAAGCCCATGACCATCAACTGTTGTACGGCTTTTAGTCCAAGTCAACCCGCCTTTAGTAGATAAATCAATGCCATTGGTAATGGTTTGTGTAGAGCCGTTGCCTGTGTACAGATAAGTCGAGAACACATCCTCAATATAGTTAGCCGCAGTCGCCTGAGCAAACTCACCAAAGCCTTGGGCTGATGCCGCACCCCTTGTTTGTACTAATGGCATATCAGTCCTTTAAGCAAACTTAGTCTGTGAGGTGAACACAGTGAATGCCGCATTGCCCGTCTTGACGATGGTGTACATATACACGTCAACTGAACTTGCATTGCCAGCCGCATACGCTGTACCGCCTTGATACTTAGGCGTTACCGTTGTGCCATCTACCTGCACCACACTGTTGTAGTAGGCCGTAGAGCCTTGAGTGACAAGGAAAGCCGCAGTCACAGACTGGCCCGTGGACATGGCAGTGTTCAACGATGTGCCGCTGGACGCTCTGAAGTTGACAGTCCAGTTAGCTGATGCGTTACTTGTGTAGTAAATAACAGACTGCGTGGTGACATCGTAGTTGATCGTGCCTGTAGCCGCTGTTGCCGATACTGTTGCCACCTCTGCCGTGTCGTTCAAGATCATTGCAAGGGTAGCTGATGTACCGCTGAATGTCTGGGTGCCTGTGAAGGTGTTGGCAACATTGACTACAGCAATATTAGCCGCTGCTAGAGTGGTTTGTCCTGTCCCGCCATTGGCAATTGGCAGTGTGCCAGTGACGCCTGTCGTGAGAGGTAAGCCTGTCAGGTTGGTTGCGACTCCGCTGGTTGGAGTGCCAAGCAAAGGCGTGACCAGGGTGGGTGAAGTTGACAATACATTGTTGCCAGAGCCTGTGCTGGTGGCGACTCCCGTACCACCGTTGGCTACTGCCAACGTCCCTGCCAGGGTAATGGTGCCAGAGCCAGTGATAGGCCCACCCGAGGTGGTCAAGCCTGTCGTGCCACCGGAGACATCCACGCTAGTCACTGAGCCAGCGCCTGGCCCGGTGAATGCCACAGTGATGGCACCGTTGCCATTGGTGATGGTGACGCCAGAGCCAGCAGTGAGTGTTGCTGGTGTCAGCGTGTTGCCAGTGGTATTGCCAATCAGCAGCTGCCCGTTGGTAAAGCTGGTCTGTCCTGTGCCGCCGTTGGCTACTCCCAAGGTGCCTGTAATGTCGGCAGTGGACAGGCTGACTGCATCCCAGGATGCGTTGGTGCCATCGCTCTGCAGGTACTTGCTGGCTGCAGATGTCTGTGATGGCAGCAGGTTGTTGAGAGCAGCGGCTGCTGTTGATGCGCCTGTTCCACCATCAGCCACTGCCAGGTCAGTGATGCCTGTGATGCTGCCGCCAGTGATGGCTACGCTGGATGATGTGATTGGGCCTGTCACGCCAGCCGTTGCTGTGACTGCACCTGTCAGTGTGGATGTGCCAGTTACCGCCAGGGTGGTGCTGGCTGTGATGGCCTTCGCCGCCAGGGTGGTGTTGGCAACAGTGGCAGTACCAGTGGCGGCACCAATGTTTAGGGCTGTAGCTGCGCCAGCCAGGTTGACTGTGGTTGCCGTGGTGTTGACCAGGGCAAAGGTTGTGGATGGCGTTGTGAGGCTGGTGGTTGCTGCTGGAGATGTCAGGCTGGTGGTGCCTGTGGCTGTCAGCGTCCCGGCAACTGCCAGCGTCTTGCCAGCTCCGACATTGAGGCCAACGCTGGTGCCAGTGCCAGCCGCTGCAAACAATGCATCCACCAGGTCAAGGTCAGTGTTGACCTTGGTGCCCCAGGTGTCGGTGCTGGCTCCAACTTCTGGCTTGGTCAGGAGCAGGTTGGTTGTCGTGGTATCTGCCATGATTTATCCTAGTGTTCTTGCTCTTGCAAGCATAGTTCCAGTCTGTGTCGAACGGTTATCAGCCAGGCGCAAGTCGTCAATACCCTTGGTGTACAGCGCCACCCAGACGGGTATGCGCTCATCATTCTGCAGGTAAGGCGCGGCCTGCAGCAGTGAGCCGTACAGGTAAATGTCTGGCGCCTGGGTCAACAGCCAGTTGGTTGTGTTGGTTGCACTCAACTTTGCCAGCTTAGCGTAGTAGTCCAGCTCGTAGGCGTAGGTGCTGTCTGGTGTCGGCAGGACTCTAAAACTTGCACCCACAATGGCGAAAAACAGTGGCTTTCCAGCCGACAGGTAGGTGGTGTTTTGCAAGGTGTCAAGACTGTTAAGTGTCTCGCTTTGCAGTGGCGTGATGGGGTTGGTCCCCGTCAGCTTCAGCGTCAACC